ACCCCTGATACCCGCAAGCGGTCAGGGTTAGTGCAAGTGCCCAGACCAACCCTGCCGCCGCGAATCTGCGGTTCACTTCCCCGTTGAACCGAAGGCTTTGTCGTTTGGATTAAGCCAGCGCAAAATTACTGGCGCGACCGCTGCAACCCCTGCCATTGCGAGGGTTTTTGGGTCTGTCACACCTGCCATGTATAAGGCGAGTGCCGCTGCTAAAAATGATCGACCCCATGAGGCTGCTAGGGCTTTGGTTTGTTCCATTTGGTTTTCTCCTTCTTTGGTTTATCTGCCGTTTTTGGCATTTCAACACTAGGAAATTCTCCCTTGTATGGCGTGAATTTAGGAATACCAAAACCAACGATTTCCTTGCCTTCACCAAATCCCCGGACTTTGATCATCACCATTCCACCATTGCGCTGGTCGCCCGTGCCACTGGTGTTGCCTTCAATTGTCAAACATGTTTTGTTGTCAATTAATCCAACAACAATTCCAATGTGTGAAATGCGATCAACGCCGTCATGTGGAAAATCCATAAAGGCCAAATAACCTAGTTGCGGAATGTTTGACCAGCGGTTGATCTCCTTAAATTTGTGGGCACCGACTGCAGTGCTGACAACTGAATGAATTTTGACGCCTGCCTGAGCTGCACACCAATTGACGAAACTTCCGCACCAGGGTAAACCGTCGGCTTTTGTAAATTTGCCATATTTGGTCAGGTTTTCGCCTTCTTCAATTGTGCCAACTTCAGCTGCGGCAATTTCAATTAAACGGGCGTTGGTTCCTGTTGGGTAAGTCATGCAAGTAGAAGTTTCGCTTCGTCTTCAGTAATTCCTAAACGAGCAAGCAAGGCTGCCTTAGCAGATATTTTTGCCAGATCTTGTGCAGATTTCCATTCATCAAATTGATCGAACCCTGCAAGATATTGCTCTTTTGAAATCGCTGGCGTTTTGTCATTCCAGTTTATATCTTCGTATTCATCACCGATTGAAGTCCACTCGACCCCAGGGCACAACATTCCTAATACTTCGCCGCCTGTTGCCATTTATGCACCTATTTCCATGAGAGTAATTGTTGATTGGCTAGATTGTTTATTAAAAGAAACCGAAGCCGCTGATACTGCGTTTTTCAATTGCACTTTATAAGTTGTGGCTGATGTTGTTGCAGGTGAATCTAAATACGTCATTGCAAACGACCCAGAATATAAGGTAAATAAAGAATTTGTAAAGCCAATATAGGTGGCCTCAGTTAATTGCGTGGATGTTCTAACAATGTTTAAAAACATACTGTTATCACTATTACCGTTAGTTTTTAAAATTCCATTCACAGTCACCATAATCAAAACTTTTGAAGAAGCACTTGAAGGCGTGATGTTCAAAGTGATGCCCGAATCAGCGTAGGTGGCACTACTTGAAGAAGTTTCAGTTGTGTAAACTTGTTGTAATACTTGCAAGACCTTTCCACCGCCAGCGGCAGCAGCCCATTTCATTCCAGTTGCTTCGGCGCTATCAGCGGTCAAAACCGTACCATTTGCGCCGACTGCCAAACGGCTGACGGTATCAGCTGCGGTCGCTGCTATTAGATCGCCTTTAGCGTCAACAATGGATTTTGCAACTGCAGCATTTGCAAGATCATAAGTTGTTTTTACTGCATTGGCAGTTGCAGCCAACGTTGTCGAAGTGCTTGACGTTGAATCTGAAAGTTGCACTGCCCCCAGGTTTGAAGTTGTTCCACTAAGAATTCCCAATGTAACTGCCCCGCTTGTACCGCCACCAGTTAAAGGTGATGAAGCAGTTATTCCAGTGATATCACCCTGATCGTTGGCTATCCAGGTGAAGTCCATATCCGTATTTGACGCCTTAGACAAAATCTGGCCTGTGGTGCCACCAAGCAAATCAGCCATTGAAGTGGCGACCGCTTGACCAAAAGTTTCAAAATCTGCAGGCAAATCCGTTACGAGGTCACTCGACGTCGGCATTTGCCAGTTGAAGGGGGTGGTTGGGTTCGTCATTGGTTCTCCTTATTAAGTGACAATTGTTGCACGCGCCCAGTCTAGCGTTGGCGACACGCCCGACCAGGTAAAGGTGTTGGAAATTTCGTCCCATTGCAACGCCTGTAGAGAATAAGCAACGGGCGAAAGATTGAGTGAGATTGAAAGGGTGTTGTACCCCGCGCGGAATGTCCAGCCTTCAACGAAACCCTGGAAGATCGACCCCATATTTGAAGGCAAGTCATTGATCGCAACTGGCATTCCCATAAAAACTTCAATTAAGGCGTCACGGTCTGCGTTGTCTACTTCTGGGTTTGTCAGGTCATAGGTGATTTCGCTAAAAATAGGTTGTGGGTCTTTTCGTAGGTTTAGATAGAAATTAGCCTGGGCGGTCGCGTCAGCCGAATTGTGCAGGGTTGTCGTGATGATTTGCGAAAGGGTGCCGAAGCTGCGAATTGACGCGGCATTGCTGGCGCTGACTTCTGCGCTGCTAGTTGCTCCGTACTTTATGGTGAGGTTATTTCGCACGTCGCCCGCACGGGTTTCGGTACGCAAACCAGCTGCACGCGCCTGGTTGGCAGTTATTTGGACGTATCCGTTTGCCGATAGATATTGGCTGCGGTGCGTTGCGTCGGCGTAGGAAATCCGTCCCTGAGCGTCCTCATAAATGTATCCAAGACCTGAAGTTGCTAAGGCTGAAACCAATGAATAAACGTCGGTGCGATCGCTTGACCGCGCTGCCAATTCATAATCGCCAGGCTGATCAATTTCGCCCAAGCCGATATTGCCCGCAGTTGCCCATGTGGCGGTTGGGTCGTAGGTTGCCCATGTCAACGCCCCTGGTACTTCTGCCCAGGTTTCCAGCAATAAGTCTGAAAGTATTGTGTAAATCTGGTTTCCGTCGAAATCTTTTGAAAGTACGCCGTTGGTCAACGCTTTAGGCAAACGCGCCAATGCGCCCAGCGCCGTGATTGAATAAGTTTGGGTGAACATGGTTGAACCCACGTCACGGACTTCCAAACCAATGTCCACGACATTGCCACCAAAAATGGGCACAAACGCATTTGACGTGTCTTTGACCCGAATGGAAATGGTCGAATTGATATTGACTGGAATGGTCGCCTGGTTAACGTCGATCAACTGAATGTTCGTGTAGCCTGCCTGCGCCTGCTCATAAATGTTTGTGCGTCCACTTTCAATGGTCAGGTTTGCCAAAACCGCTGAAGTGTATTCAACGCCGTCAATTTCAACTTCCCAAACGGGCGACCATTGGGTCATGCGACTAGATTCCCTGCGCCACCCGTGCCGCGATAGTAAGAATTGTTGAGGGTGTCAACGATCGTTCTGGCGGTGCCTTCCTTGTCTACGGCGCCTGAAACGTTGACGTTAATTGTCGTACCTCGATCGCGTTCCTCACCCGCGCGGAATCCAGCGACGTTGAAGTTGGAAGGAATTGCCGCCAGACCAGCCGTTGCAAATGCCGCAGTTTTTGCAGCGGTTGCCACGCCACCGCCGCCGCTGGAAACTGCGCCACCAGTGGAAGGTGCTGAAATCGAAGGAATTGAAGGAACCGAAGTTGTGACTGTTGGCGTCTTGATCGAAGGCACACTGACATTCGGTGTGGAAATCTTTGAAACATTTGGCAGGAATGGAATTGCGTTATAAGCAGAAATTAACGCATTGATTCCAGCGACCGCACCTGATATCAAACCATTCAAAATTTTAACGACGCCAGCAATAACGTCAATGACCCCGCCAGCGATCTTGCCAGCAACCTGCAGTGCGCCACCCAGAACGGTGCCAATGACCGGGGCTAGGTACGTTGCAACGTAACTGCCGAAAGTTTTGAATACTTCCAAATTGTCGCTTAGTGCGTTTTTAACGTAATTGAATGCCTTGATTAATCCGTTAATAATTGGCGTGAAAACATTCACAATTGTGTTTCCAAGATTTGTGATGATTCCACCCAGGCCGTTACCGTTAAGGCTGAACGCACCTGAAAACGCATTGATAACTGGCAACGCATTTTGATTTATAAAATTGATGACCTTTTCCAAAATAGGCAATAACGCAAAACCGATTGTTTCCTTTGCTTCGTCAAACGCAATTTGCATTCTTGCAATTCGTCCAGCGTAGGTGTCGGCGTTACGGGCTGCAGCCCCGCCAAATAAATCTGACAAACGGCCTTGAACCTGCTCAAATGACATTGTTTTCAATTCCGCAGCTGATAAACCAATTCCTAGTCTGCCCAGCGCGGTTGTGTTTCCGTCGTAGGCTTTAGACAACGAAACGGCCACGGCTTCGACTGGTTTGCCAGTAGCAGCACTGATGTCTAGGGCGGTGGCCAATAAATCTTGCGCCTTTGTGATGTCCCCCGTCGATCTAACCAGGCGACCCAATGCTGGGCGCAATTCGTCGTCAGCAACGCCTGTAGCCAATGACATTTGAAGGATAGATTGTTCGGTGGCCTTGATTTGTGCCTGTGTTGCGCCCGTTGCATTCTCCAACGCCAGCGCCAATTGTGTCTGTGCTTTTTCGTCTTCGATCGCAGCCTTAACGCCTTCGATACCAATTTTGATTGCGTAAGCGCCAGCGGCCGCCGCTGCAGCAACGAAGGCTGCGCCAACCATTTTGCCAACCTTGCCCATTTTGTCGCCAAATGAATCAACGTCAGCCGACGCGGTTTTTAGCGATTTGTTGAGGTTGTCTACGTCACCGAGGATTGAAAGTTTGAGGGTACGACTGCCAGCCATTAGTTGTACTCCTTAACTATCTTGAAAAACGATTCTTCCCATTTTTTGACAATATCTGGTTGAACGCTTCGAAGGGTTGGATAGATAAACCAGCCGCGAGAACCGCGACCTTCACGACCTGACCACACTGGGAATTGCTTATATTTGTTAGAACCAAATTCAGCACCGCCCCAAATCTGTTGCGTTGTAGCGCCACCACTTAATTTTTGTCCAGCGTAGCCAAATGAAATTTCACCAATTTTGGACGACTTGGAAACCTTTGAACCGTCGGCAACGCGGTTGTCTTGAAGATTACGGGTACGGCTTGACGCAGCGGCTTGAATCTTGCCCTGAACCCAGGTGGCTAGTTCGCTGGTTGCCTGTTTTGCCTGGTTGGTTGCTTCCTCGTCCATTGCTTTGAAAGAACGGACAATGGCACGCAACTCATTCTTGTCATAACTGATTGCGTCAGCTGCCATTTGCCCGTCCTTCCAGAATTTCAAGCACTGTCAAAATGTCCTCAGCCGTTTCAAATTGTTCTTTCGGTAAGTTGGTTG